GTATTACTGGCCGTAACAGAGCCAACATTACCAGACGCCGCAACGCCCGAGAGGGCCGCTGTAGAGCTATTGACAACTGTACCAACCGCGCCGGATGCAGCTACGCCCGTTAAGGCTACCGATACAGAGACGCCCGCTGAACCTACCGCGCCCGAGGCTGCGTCACCTGTAAGGATGGTCTCGCCATTGCCCCAAGTGCCTAAGCCCCAAGCGCCGACGCCCCATCCGGCCATGACCTACCCTTTAAGTGGTAGACAAGCGCAGCAATGCGGTTGTAGTGGTGTTCGATGGCATCGTCAACGTGAAAGTGCCAGCAGTAATAGTCTGCGAGCCAAACGTGTGAACAGACACAGCCTTGTTGGACTGAGTGCTGTTATAAATCAACACGGTATCAAATGCAGTCGTCAACGTCACGTTGGTATAAGTGATCGAAGCCGATGGAGTCCAGTACGCCACGCCCGCAGTAGATGAGCTGTTGGTTGAACTTGGAGGCGTTGCATTGGTTACGCTGACGCCGCCCGCCGTATAGTTTGTACCAGACACTTCGTTCGTTGCAGAGTACGCAGTGGTGCTTGCATTGAGAGTGGCCGTGGTCACATACAGAGCTGCTTTGAACGTATCAGCAGTGCCCGATCCGCGAGTGGGTGCAGTGCCAAAGTTATGGGTAGCTGTTAACAACTCGCCCATAAAGCTAGTGCACATACTTTGGGTGTTACTCATGGTGTTTCCTTAAAAAGAAGCTGCTTCAACGCCCGCAAATACAGGCATTTTTTTCAAAGTCACATGAGCAGAGCGGTGAACCAGCTCATCACCTTTCCAGTATTCTACCCAAGTGGTCAACTCATTGTCGTCTTCAAACGTGCCATCTTTGCGCTCTAGCAAAGAGTCATCCATGTCGCCGTAAGTGGTGGTAACAATCAATTTGAGCTCCTGATTAGCGCAGCCGTTGCAGTGTTGGCTGGCATCGTGATAAGAAATGTACCGTTTGAAGTTTTGTCCGCGCCAAAGTCCAGCACGGCTACAGATTTATTACTTTTAGAGGCGTTGTAAATCAATGCGCACCGAGCGGTCAAAGATGTTGACCAGCTCACATTGTTCCAGTTCACATATGCTGTGTAGCCATCACTATTGATTGACACGCCAGTCATCACTTGCCCACCGGCCGTATAGCCCGATGCCACGACTTCGTTGGCGTTTGAATAAGCCGTAGTGGCTGCGTTTAAATCTGCGGCAGCGGTATACAAGGCAATCTTGATCGTGTCGGTGGACAAGTCGTGAATGCCTTGATACAGCTCTTTTTTGAAGCTGGTGGTCTGGGTTTGGACGATGGAGCTCATGAAACAGAAACCCTAACTTGCCCGTCACGATATGCATCGGCCCGCTGTTTTCCATCGCCCAAGTTCTTAAGCAGTGCCATGGCTTGCACGTACCGGTCTTGGTACAACTTGACCATATCAGGCTCACCTTTGATGTAGGTAATAGCCTCGCACATCGTGCCGTACAACAAAGCAGAATCAAAGTTATTACCCAACCAGGTTGTACCTGCAGTCACGATTGACTCTGGGTAATAGTAGTAGTGCAATTCTGCGCCGTACTGGGTATCAGGAGTTGGCCCCACGATAAACGACAACGAAGTACCAATTGTGCTTCCGGTAACTTGCGGACCAAAGATGGCATAGTGCTTGGGCTTACCTGTCGTTGATGGATTTGGATATGCTTCACGCATGAAGTTCACATCTTTGTTCAACAGATACAAGTAGTCGCCGCCAGCGATGGGGTAAATGGCCAAGGAGTAAGCCGACAAAAAGTCAGCAGGGCAAGCCAAATATTTATTGTTTGCCGTCAACGTGCCCGTTACGTTTTTACGCAACTCTGCCAACTGAACAGTGTTATAGATGCGCTGCTCAGCTTGCTGAATAAACGTGTTCATGTCTACCGTGGGAAACGTATTCTCACAGTAATCACTCACCATCGTAACGAGATCGGTGTATGTCATGCCATTGGGCCTCTGGCCATCAAGCCTTTAGTTGCTGCGCCAGTACCGCGCACTTTAATGCCGCTGGTTTTCTCAGGCTCGTCACCAGCAGACTTGCTGATTGCGCCGATGCTCACATCGTACTGATCCAACTTGCTTTTGTTGGGGCGAGCAGCCAAAGCGGGCCCCGCTTCTTTGTAACGGCCAGCATATGAATCCGCAGGCTTATTGTCGCGGTTAGCGCCAACCTTGACGGCGGGGCTATCTTTTTTAGTGGGTTTAACCATGGTGGCCATTATTTGCTCCCAGATTTTTGGTTCATTGCGCGAGCCAAGTTGCGACCCATTTTGCGCATATCCATGCCGGTGGGCCCACCTTTTTTTAGCTTCAAGGTCGTGCCTTTACCGCCTTTGTGCTCTTGAGCATCGTGCTCTTTGAAAGCTTTTTTAATCAAAGCAACATCTTGTTTTTTGTCTTCTTTTGCAGATTCCATCTTGGCCATGTCCAACTCCTTAAGATACCGTTACTGTACCAACAAATGTCGTTGCCACCAAGTAGTTGGGCGTTAACGACGCATCAAAAAATTTACTGCCGCCTACAGGCAACCAGCCCCATTGAATATCACGAGAGCCCCCAGATAGGCTGCCTGCCGCATTATTGCCTGACGTAACGTACGTGGTATCACGACGAGGATTACGCAAAGCCTGGGGATCATCCACAGGGAATGTACCAAGCATCAACTGCGGCTGATCTGGGTCCCAGCACTCAGGGCATACCAACAACTGGTACTTCCGCTGCTTAATGATTTCTTCTTTAAGCTGCTTTAACTTGTACTGCTGACCGCAGCGATCACACTCCGCAATCGCTATCTTGCCGGATGCGAAGCGATTTCCCATTACGTAGTCCCAATAAACATCTGCCGCGGCACGAATCTGATAGCTGCTTTCTCACGGTCTTCACCGGCAGCAATTTCAAAAGTCTCATCGTACATTTGTTTGAGCATCTGTACACGGTCCATCAGTTCGGGAGTTTTGACGGCAATGTGATACGCCAACCCGGCAGCCAAAGCAGGCAAGAAACGGAAATTCATATCTGCCGTCTCAACACCATTGCCCGCATCTTGAACACGGCGAAGTCTCCAGTATACAAACTGGTAAGGGGTTGAGTTATCAGGCGTTGGCCACACCGTCACGGCTGGAAGCTGGGGCACGAAAACCGCAGTACCGCTTGTATGCGACGTTGCAACCGAATTATTCTGTCCGCGGAATACGCCACCAAGCGTATTGCCGGTGATGTACGTGTAATAAATATCTTCCGCTTCTAACCGGATAAAACCGGAACCGGCTAGTCCAACCACCGTGTCAAGCGTGATCGTGGTGTCCGTGGAGGAGATAGAGGAAGCAAGCGTAGAGCTTGTAGGATTGACTTCACCAGATAACCGCTGAACCCATACTTGAATCGGTCTTGCCTGTTGTAACTTGTTTGGTATCGTTGCATAGGTAGAAACGCTAATGCGTGTAATCGTCAAGTCAGCTTGGGTTGATGAAGTATTAGAGCCCGTACGAATGACATGCTCTAATAAATCAATCGTATCTGTTGGCAGCGCATATGTGGCCAAACCAGGAGTCAGGTTAATGAACCCCTGCTCCATCGTCCACATGTTGATACCCTTGGACTGCCACTCAATTGTCATCAGGTTCATCGACCGGCGGGCTGTCCGCAAGTCATAACCCGAACGCATCTCCCGGCCCGCACGCTCCCATGCTTCCTCGGCTATCTCCGTGAAATCCATGTTGAAGAGGGTGGAGCCGGTAGTGGTCATTTCATACCTTTGAGGGTTTCAGCCAAGCGTGCGCGTTGCCCCATTTTACCGGGCTTCTTTGCGGCAGCCGCGAGCTTTTTAGCAGGGATAGGTTCGCCCTTCTTGGCACCAAGTTCTTTGCGCAATGCCCCAGGCTTTGAGATTGCCTTTTGTATCCATTTTTCAGCCATGATTATTTCCTTGCAGTTTTAGCAGACTCAATAAAAGCCTGAGCGGTTGGAGCACCCTTTTGTCCGGGCTTGCGCATATGCTCTTTAGATCCATGCGCAATCCGTTGACGCTTAGCGTTAATGTTGGCGTACAAACCAACATGGCCGCCTTCAGCATACTGCGTAAAGTCAGTGTCATCCCGCCGGGCTTTTTTAACACCCTTTGGCATTTTTGAGGGGGCGATGTCCCCCATGCCGCGAGAGGCCATCATGTCAGCACATCTTTCCGCGAGTCTTGCCGCGCTCAGCAATGCCGTCTGCACGTTTAGATGCAGAACCAACTTTGCCACCTTTGGAATAAGGTTGAGGCATGGCTCGGTTGTAGCTTGCTTCAGCCGCTTGCGCTTCTGCTCGGTCTTTCATCATTTGACGAGCTTCACGTTCTGCTGGACTGCGCTTTTCATCCGCCATCTCAGCAACCGTTTTGGGATTGACAACACCACGGCCAGCGCCGGCTTCGGATTTGCCAAGCAATCTATCCAGCATACTCATAATGAATCCTTACTTGCGTTTCATCATGCCGCCACCGCACATCGCTTTAACGTGCTCGTGGTGCATTTTGTGCTCTGGCTCTTTGTACATGCGAGCAACTTTTTTCTGCTCATGCTCAAAACCATCGCCGCCAAACCGTGCTTCAGTGTCTTCCACCAAGTGACGTGGCTCAGTGGTTTTTTCATCCATAAATTTAGCCATGATAAGACTCCTTATTTTTTGCCGTGGCGTGCGCCAGACATGATGCCAACTTCGCGACCTTTATCGCCCAAGTTTTTACCCTTGGTACGACCGCGCTCTGCAATACCGTCGCGGCTAGGCGCAGCGGTTTTAACTTTACCCATAGGAGTAGTAGCAACTTTTTTCTCTGTAGACATGATTTCACCACCTTTTGAAAATTTGCGGCCCTTGTCCGCGTTTGAAAAATCTTTGCCCACCGATTGTGGGACTCCGGCTTTCTTGGCGAACGCTGGATTGTGGGCCACCGCTTCCATGAAATTGTGTTGTTTCTTGCTTGTGCTTGGCATACGGCTTCACTTCAACAGAAACTTCTCTGCAAACCACGCAATTGCACCGCCAATCATACCGGCAGCGCTGATGGTTGCAAACAAAAACTTCTTCCCGCCTTCAGCTTCGGCTAAGGTTTTCTGGATGGCCTGGAGAGTCTTTTTAATTTCCTCCATATCTTGCACCATCTTATCCATATCCATCTGAAGGTGTTCGATTTCACTGGCATGAGTTGCAAGCTCCCGAGCAGTTTCAATAGGGTCAATATCGGTCATCTCAGCACTTCCAAGCTCTTAAAGATTTATTGATACGTGAATCCGGGTCCTTGGCCGTTTTCTCGCTGGTCAGCTTTTTCTTCATGCCTTCCATCCGGGCGCAGAAAGAGTCGCGGCGTTTGCCGCCCTCGGGCTGTGGGGGCTTCAAATTCATGCCCTGCTTTTTGGCAGAGGCTCGCCCCTTGGCGTTTAGTCCGCCATTTGGATTCTTGCCTTCTTTGCGTGTCCATGCTGGTGATTTAGCCATTTGCAACTTTCAATCGCGACTGATGGATATTCTCCAGCAGCGGCATAACAACTTCCTCACGGAAGTTGCGGGTAAATTCGTTGGAGCCGACATGCGGCAAGCTTATATCCACATCAATATGGACTGTGAAACCCATGCTTGTGGCACGATCGCAGAACAAGTAGTCCTCGCCTACATACTTGCCATTCACAATATCAAAATCAAACACGGCTGACATGGTTTCAGTCGGAGACTTTTCATACGTCCACTCAGGATGGGCAAACACCATTTGCTCAATAACGTGGCGCTGGATCAGCATGAAACCCGTAGGCGCGCGCTCAACCCGCATGAGCGAGCCATCAAACTCCAAGTCGCCATTTTTGTCAAAGTACAAGTCAGCAAAGAAGTTCTGGTCTTTGGCGCGGCGTGGGTATGCGCCAGCCGTGATATCTTTGTCGCCACTTTGGGCCATCAAACGCAAAATATCGTCAGCCGTAGCAATGACATCGGCATCAATAAACAAAAGCTCTGTAGCGTCTGTTTTTAAGAACTCATGGACCAATGAATTCCTGGCCATCGTAATGATGGAGCATCCAGAAATATCAGACAAAATAACAGACACACCAAGCTGCATTGCCTTGGGCATAAGCTGCGCCAGAGCAAAAGCAGTCTTGATGTTTAGCTTACCGTCGTAAGTAGGCACGCCGATAAACAGCGTGCGCTTAGCCAACGATGCGCGTCTGGTTTCAGCCATAGTGGATTGTGGCAAAGCCAATGTTGGCCATGTAAATATACACGCCCTGATAGCACAACAAACCTTCGCCGGGCACAGTCAATTGCTGCGTTGCAGTTGCGCCAGTTAAAGTTTCATAAGTGGAAACCCACCTGTTGTTGCCGGTCACATATTGGCATCCCGTGCCAGCGTTTACTACCGTGCCAGAGTTAGGGTCAACAATAGTAAATGTGTTGGCGTCCACCACCGTAATCGGGTAGTTTCCATCAGTGGCTGAAACGTTGGACGAAGAGTTGTAAGAAATACCAACAATTGCGCCAGTTGTTAACCCGTGTCCCGTAGAGGAAACTGTAACAGTGGTGCCAGAACGCCCATACGTACCCGAAGTCACGGGCGCTGTGATGGAGTCAAAAAATGCAAGCGTGCCGCTTTGACTAGCATTGCCCGCAAGGGTAATTTGCTTCAAACGGCAACGGCCATTGACTGCAATCCCAGATTGATTTAAGTGCGACGCTTTTACGTCATACTGCATTGTCATAACTAATCTCCTGTTAAACGGGGGCCGAAGCCCCCGGAGTTAATTATTGTTGCTGTGGTGCTTGAGCCTGTGCGCCATCGGAGTTACGCACTGCGTAAGTCACGACAATCGTAGCGGCACCAGTAGTCAATGCAGTACCAGCCAAGGTGTAAGTGATGATGGCATCAGTTGCGCCAACGTTCAACCAGCCAGCAGGGGTCGTTGCGTTTGCACCCAGAGCCACGCTACCTACGTTGGTAATCGTGCCAGTAGTGGTGAAGTCCACGCCACCAATGCTTAGCTTGGCAGTAGTGGCTGCGCTAAACACAACCGAGGTAACGACCTTAACGTCAACAATCTGTGAACCGGCGGGCACAACAACAGCGTTGCCAGTCAAAGTGCCATACACGACGTCAACGCTTTGTGAAACGACGGTGCAGCCAGTATTGCGGATAGTGCCAGCAGTAGAGCCGGTAGTGTTCTTAACAGTGCCCAATAGCCAGGGGCCTAGATGTGTTGCGAATCCCATGATGTTTCCTTCATGCAGTTAATGGTGTATCAATCAGCATGACGTCCGCCGGGACGGTTTGATACACCGGAAAGCCCGGATGCCCCAATATATCACTGCTCTTCAGGGTGTGCAAGCAGTTTGTTGGATTTAGCAAGGTTTTCTTCTTGCGTAATGACCCTCAGATTCCATGGCACATGCAGCCCGCACACGGATTCCCCGCGCAATGGAACAATGTGATCGACCACATACTGCTCACCGGTTGTTTGCGTCATTGTGATGGCGATTTGGTAAAGCTGCCGTATTTCAGATTTTTGTTTTCGTGTGAGCCATTTTGGAGTGGCATCGCGGTGTTTGCGCCTACGAGCTTTGGTATCCGCACGTACTTGCACTTTGTTGCGCTCTTTCCAAGCATTCCGATATTCACGCAATGTTTCAACGGGGCGGGTCGCTGCAGTTTGTTTTACCTGCTTATGGTTTTCTGCATACCACTCATGTTTGCGGTCTTTAACATCCTCTCGTTTGTTGTATTCACGAAAGTAATCAGCGCGGGTTTCTGCGGCTTGTTGCCACTCCACTTTAAGGCACTCAACGCAGGCCCCTTTAGTTTTGCGTGGGGCAATATGCCC